GAAATACTAAATTTTTTGACATGAGTTATTCTGGCAAGTTTAGACCATCAAACAGGCATAAGTATAAAGGTGATCCCACAAATATTATTTATAGGAGTTTGTGGGAAAGAAAGTTTATGGTGTGGTGCGACAAGAATGTAAACGTATTGGAGTGGGGAAGTGAAGAAATCGTTATTCCATACATCAGTCCTGTTGACGGTCGGATTCATCGCTATTTCCCCGATTTCTACGTCAGAGCACGAACCAGGAGTGGAGGGACTACGAAGCTCATTATTGAGGTTAAACCGAAGATACAGTGTGCGCCCCCTAAACGCCCAAAGAGGCAAACTAAAAAGTACATAACTGAGGTGAAGACTTTCGGTGTCAATCAAGCAAAGTGGAAGGCAGCGAGAGAATACTGTAAAGACCGTAATATGGAATTTCTCATTCTTACAGAAAAAGAGTTAAACGTATGAGCATCTTCACCGATGTCAAAGATCTTGCAGAAGGCAAGTCACAATCAAAAGAGTGGTATCGCAGTCAACTGCAATATGGTCTAGAGCCTTATGAAGGCACCTTTGAGGTCGGTGATGTCATTTTCTTTGCATATTCTGCAGCGACTGAGAAACTGCAGTTTTACGATAGATTCCCAATGGTGAAGATATCCGACAAAGATGATCCAAACATGCAATTCTCAGGTGGCAACTTGCATTATCTACGACCATCAGCAAGAAGGACAATCGCTTCACAGTGGTCTATGGGCAGTCCCGCGTATCCTGCCCGTTGCCATCATAAATACTTTATGTCTAATGCTACCAACATCTATACTGTTAAACCGATTGACCTGCAGGATATGACTCCATTGCCTATTGAGCAATTCCTATTTAATGCAGCAGGTCGCTGGATCGAGGTCCCTAGCAGTCACATCTGGAGTCGAGTTTAATGAGTTACAGAAATCCCAATAGTTTTCTCCGATTTGCTGATCTAGTAGCAAGTGGTGAGAAGGATATTGCAAAGTCAAATCTATTTTCGGTGGAGATCACACTCCCTCCGATGATGTATGCTCAAGGTAACTATCCACAATATAGAGAGCATTATGAATCTATTAACTACTTTGCTGATAGTGTAACCCTTCCTGCCAGAAGAATTAAAACCCAGTCGGTCAAGATGATTGGACAACCATATGATTATGCATATGGTCAGCAGAAGCAAGAAGTCAGAATGTCATTCATCATGACAAAGGACATGTATCATCGTCAGTTTTTTGAGACATGGATGAATATGACTGCTAATGATGCTGAAAACAGAGTTACATTTTATGATGAGTATACTGCAGACATTCAGATCCTGAAATGGGAGAATGCTGCTAACGTGGTATATAAAGGGACCGCAGGTAATGGATTAGGGCGTCCCGTCCACTATGAGCAAAGGATGAATAGATCTACTGCTGTGTGGCAGATGTATGGTGCATTCCCGTTTGATATCTCAGCGATGACTCTCAATAATGGTCCTGCCGATCTTCTGAAGATCGATGTTGACTTCAAATATGAGAGATTCAGATTTGATACGGTTGCAGAAGACACTCTCTCCTTCAACCCTAATGCTAAAGACAAAGTTATTCGTAACTTTGATAAGATCTTTGAGAGACTTGGTTTTGCCTCGGATCAAAGAGATTCCGCCTTCTTTGGCACCTAAATAAATTTAATAGTTATGGAGTATTATGCCTTTACCCAAGCTCGCTATCCCCGAGTATGATCTGACGTTGCCTATTACTGGCACTAAAGTTACATATCGACCCTTCCTTGTTAAAGAGGAGAAACTGCTCTATCTCGCTATGGAGTCGCAAGACGACAAGCAGATGATCAAGGCAGTTAAAACTATCATCAAGAATTGCACCAACCTGAAGAGTAAGGTAGAAGATCTCGCAACCTTCGAGATTGAATTCATCTTCCTTCGTATTCGTGCTACTGCTGTTGGTGAAGCAAGTGAATTCAAGATCACTTGTCCTGATGACAATGAGACACAAGTCGAAGTGATGGTGCCCCTGAATGAGGTCCAAGTCGAAATTCCTTCTGACCATGAGAAGAAAATTCTCCTTGATCAAGAAGTGGGTGTCGTTATGAAGTATCCTTCGATTGATGTATTCATCAGTCAAAATATGACAGACAATCCTGGACTTGAAGATGTCTTTGAGTTAGCAGCAGGATGTATTGAGAGTGTATACGATAAGGAAGAAGTCTATGATACCTTCACTAAGAAGGAAGCACTAGATTTCCTTGAAGATCTGAATTCTGAGCAGTTTGCTAAGATCCAGAGATTCTTTGAGACTATGCCTAAGTTGACATACACACTTCCTGTCACAAACCCTAAGACTGGAGTTACATCTGATGTTGTGCTTGAAGGACTCGCGAGTTTTTTCGCATAGCCCTATTGCACGATAGTCTTGAAAACTACTACAAAACAAACTTTGCCTTGATGCAGCACCACAAGTATTCACTAACCGAGTTAGAGAATATGATTCCGTGGGAAAGAGATGTATATGTGAATCTTCTCCTCGCACATATTGCTGAGGAAGAAAGACGGCAAAACCAAGATCAGTCACGCATGTCCCTCTAATGGCAGCAATTCGTAGTTTCGTAAAAATTCAACCGATAACTGGTAAGTCAGGTATCGCTCAAAACATGGATCAGGTGCGTAAGAGCATCAATCGCATGGGGAGCGTAACGGATGGTATTGCCAAGAGTTTTTATGATACGACTGAGCTTCTAAAGTTTGAAAAGGAGTATCTTTCAGACACTTCTAAAGAAGAAGTCACGGATATCAAAAAGAAAGATAAGAAGGAAAAGACCAAGTGGACTGACTCCATGCGGAAATTCCGAAGATCTTTTGCAAAGAAAAAACGTGAGAGGTTAGAAGATCAGGCAGAAAAGGGCGTAGAGGAAGGAAAAGAAGAAGGTCGTAAGGCAGTCGAGAAAGAGAAACCCAAGATGGGTATGCTCGGTCGATTCCTAAATGGTCTTGCTAAGGTCTTCAAATATATGATTATATTTGGAGCACTGAATTGGTTAAGTAACCCACAGAATGCTGAGAGGGCAGTCAAGGTATTCAAGGTCTTATTTACCATAGGTAAGTTTGCTTTCAAACTTACGAAGATGGGCGTCGGGATGATTCTCGATGGTCTGACAAATGTCTTTGGTAATTATAGTGAAGAAGGCGCTATCAGACGTGGACTCCGAGGTGTACTTGGTGTCGTACAACTGATGGGTGGACTTGCTGTGCTTAGGACAGCACAGTATATGATCATGCCTTGGAAACTCCTCAAGGATGTTAATCGTCTGAGGATGATCTTCTCAGGAAATGCTGAGCAGTCTGCTGAGGCAGAAAGAAATGCACAAGTAAGAAAAGGCGGATATAGAGATAAGAAGACTGGAGTTATCTACTCCGACAAAGAATACAAATCGATGCAGAAGGCTGCCGCTAGGGCAGACCGCAAGAATCCTGGTGCCAGCAAAGCATTTGAGGAGAGATTTGGTAAGGAAGGTAGAATCTCCAAGATGCGTCGCGCTATGGGCGACAAATTCAAAGGAGTTAAGGGTAAATTTGGCGGTAAGGCAAATCAAGTATTTGGTAAGCTCGGCGGTAAGTTAAACGTCGGCATGAGCGTCGTAGGTGGCGCTGGTAGGATTGCAGCAGGTCTCGCTAGTGGTGAGAAGGCATCCTCTGCTATTGGTGCTGGTGTCGGTCAAGGTGTTGGTGGTCTGCTTGGTGGTATCGCTGGCACAGCGTTACTCGGACCTTTCCTTGGACCCTTTGCACCTATTGTTGGTAATGCACTCGGTAGTTTCCTAGGTGAGTGGGTAGGTAAAGAGTTAGGTCCACTCATGGAGCCTATCTTTGGACCTATCAAGAGATACTTTGGTATGGTCTTTGAATTCTGGAAGATGACTCTAGGACCGATCATTGATCAGGTCAAAGAGCCCTTAGGATTGATTTTCCAGCTGATTGGTAGGTTGGGTCAATTCCTAATGGATGGTGCCAAGGTCCTGATGGACTTTACTGGATTCATCCTTGGTCCTGTATTCAATGCTATTGGTGGCGTAGTCCAGTTTGTTGTCAACAACGCCAAACGTCTCATGAATCCTGCCTCTGTGGCAGGTGGTATCTTGGATGCGGTGACATTCAACCTGTTTGACTTCGACGGAGAGAATAAGAAGGCAGCAGGTGGACCTGTAGGGATGGCTGCGGGTGGACCCATGCAGTTTGGCAGCAATGCTGATCTACTTGCTGCTACAGGTGGTATCTACCTTAAATCAATCGTAGGTGGTCTTGGTGCATTTGGATTTGTTGGTAATAAGGTAAAATCTGTCCTAGCACCTGATATCCAGAAACTTGGTAATGCATTTGGTGTCAGTGTTGGCACTGGAGGTGGTAGTGCAGCAGGTGGTGTAAGCACATCTGTCACCTTCCAAGCGACACAGACAGAGAAGAAGAAGGTTGAGAATACAAAGCAACTCACTTATAAGAAGAATTTCTACAATGCTATCAATGATGGGTTGAATAAACTTCTCATCAATGGCATCAAGATCTTTGATCCTCAGCAAGCAGCACAACTTGAGCAGCAGAGACAACAACCAGGCACAGGCAGTGGTCAGACTCAACAATCTGGACCATCACCATCTGGTCCTAGTGGATTTACTGGTGTTGGTGGTGCAACAGGTAGTGCGAATGAGAAGGCAGTACTTAATGCTATTGCAGATGCTGAAGGCACAAGCAAGTATCCTAATAAGGGATATAACACTCAGTATACTGGTAAGCAGTTTACAGGTGACAAACATCCTAGACAGATTCTTGGTCCATCCAGCTTAAGATCTGACGCTGCTGGTAGATATCAATTCTTATCTACCACTTGGGATAGCGTAATGGGTGATCCCATTACGCCAGAAAGGCAAGACCAAGGTGCTCTAAAACTTATTAAGGGACGTGGTGTTAATATCAGCAATGGTCTCTCACTCTCGGAGATCTATAGATTAGGTGGTGAGTGGGCATCCATTGAGGGTGGTCCCAACATGGTGAAAGGTGGTGGATACGGTGGTCAAGCAAAGTATTCAGCTGAAACCTTCCTTGGGATGTATGAAAAGTATGGTGGCACTAGGGAGATGGCAGAGGGTGGACATCTTACCGACGCTGGTCTTAGAGCAAGAGAGAAGAAGGGTGCTATTAGGACAAAATTAGAAAAGGCAAAGAGAGATAAGAGAAATAAAAGTGTACCTGGTAGATCTACTGGTGGATTCACTGCACACAGGACTATTCCTGACACACCTAGCACATCTTGGGCTGCAGGTATTCCTCTGACTAGAGTGAGATCTAAGAGTGGATCTTCAGCTGAGGTTGCACTAGCTCTGGCAACTAGATTCCAAGGATTCATTGATGATCTTGAGGCAACTGGTTACAACATCAAGGAGATGGGTGGATTTAGACCTGATGGTCCTCCAGGTGGCAACGTTGATGGTAAAGGTCCACAATATGCACACCCATATGGTGCTGCTATTGATATTAACTGGACGGATAACCCTGCATTTACAAAAATCCCAGCTAACAAATGGGGAGACTTCCCATCAAATTCAGGTGATTTAGCTGCAAAATATGGATTAGGGTGGGGCGGAAACTTTGATGATGCTATGCACTTCTCTGCTATGAAGAGAGAGTATGGCACAGGTATCGGAGGACAAGAAATTACTGGTGAGGTTGTACGTAATGCAACAGGTGCCGAAGCAGTGGTTAGCAGCACAGGCGGATCTCAACCTAGCACTTCACCTTCAGGAAGCACTAATAACAAGCAAAGTGCTGTACAAGAATCTAAACCTGAGAAACCCAAGACTGTTGAAGAGATGCTGGAAGCATTCAAGACAGGTATCAGGAATGCATTAGGAAAGCTCGGCGCAAATGTAAAAGCTAACGCACCAGCTAGCACTGCTACACAGGATGCTGGTGTAGATACAGCAGAGAAAGTCACATCCACACCTTCTATTGATGCAGCAGACATTACGGCAGTTGGATCTATTCGAGATAATGCACTCCAGAAGTTAAAAGCAATCAAGGAGAAGGCAGAGCGTGATGAGACGGGAGACATCATACCTATTGTGCAAGAGCGTCTAGTCATACAAAAGGTCACACAGCAGATAAATACATCAGGTAGCACTAAAGCTGTGTATACCAAACCTTCGCCTCTTCTCAGTCAGTAATAGATGGCAAACAAAGCACCAGCAATTAAGGTCCAGAAGGCAAAACTTTATAAGATGATTTCTTATAGGGGGACTTCTGGTGGCAAGAAGTTTACTGCCCTGAGTGCTGCTGATGAGATGGGCAAGATTGCCAAGGAGCAGGATAAAGCATTTAAGACTATCACCTCAGGTATGAATTCCTTGGGTGCATCGATGAATGGCATTGCTATTCAAGTAGAGAAAATGACCCAAGCGATGAAAGATCGCGTCTCTAGTAAGATTCGTGGTGATGCCATCGTTAAGAAGCAAGAGGATGCTAAAGAGAAGCAAGAGGCAGATAGAGAGAAAAAGAAAACTGCCGCAGAGAAACTAAGAGAAGCAAAGAAAAAGAGAGCTGACGACGAGGAGAATAGCGAGAAGAAAAAGAAGAAGGTCCAAGGTGAAAAGATGAAAGAATTCAAGGAGGCAGCGAAATCTGCTTTCGGTGGATTCTTTGGTGCTATTGCTAGATTCCTTGGTGGTATCTTTAAGATCTTTATTGCATTTGCTGCACTAGACTGGATCTCTAAGAATCCAGAGAAAGTCCAGAAACTTGTAGAAGGACTTGCTGCTATTGGTAAGTTTGTCTGGAATATAACGTCATTCCTAGTGGGATCAGCGTTTGATGGACTGGTCAAATTTATGGAGAATCCCATATCCCTGAAGGGATTGTTGGGATTTGGACAGTTTCTACTGTCTGCTGCTCCTATATTCTTGGGGATTGCATTCCTTAAGAATCCACTAGCAACAGCGAAGACTGTCGGATGGGTTGTTAGTAGTCTTGTCAAGGGTATCCTTAACATTGGCGGGGCAATTAAAGCTGGTGGTAAGCTAAAGAAATTCTTTTCGTCTAAGTTTGGTAAGGTTGCCATTGCTGGGACCGTTGGTGTTAGTGCATATCTTGGAGCGAGAGCTGCTGGTGACAGTCAGGCAGAAGCAATCGGTGCTGGTGTAGGTACTGGTGGCGGTGCTCTAGTTGGTGAGGCAATCGGTAACAAGCTTGGTGGTCCCCTTGGTGGGATGATCGGTGGTGTTGCTGGTGGATTTGTTGGTGGTAAGGTAGGTAAAGCAGTTGGTGGATTCCTAGAGCCAATCTTTGGACCTATTCAGAAATTCTTCGGCATGGTTGGAGAGGTCTTCAACAGTGTGATGGCACCTATTAAAGAGTCCTTAGGTGGATTCTTTGAAGCACTGGGTGCTGCGATGACTGGTATACTTGACTTCGTTGAGCCACATCTACCCCTAATCAGTAAGATTCTGGGTATTGGCATTCAGGTCATGTTTGCACCATTCTTCTTAGGATTGAAGGCACTGACAGCAGTGCTAAAATTCTTTGCACCTAAGACAGATGAGGTAGATAAAGAGAAGAGTAAGTCAGGTAAGGCAAGAGGCGGTCACTTCCAGACTGCTAAGATGGTTAAGCCCAAGATGGCATCTGGCGGGACATTTAACCTGCAAGATGAGATGGCGAAGCAACTTCGCCGCACAATGAAGTTGGGTAAGGCATTTGCTCAGCTCATGCAACTCCCATTCAAAGCATTGGGCGTTGGTATCATGACTGCCATCGGTGGTATTGGTAAAGTATTTGGTGCATTCCTCCCAGCACCTATCAGAA